TCAACTACTGCTTTACGTAAATCTTCATCTGCATCTGTAATTCTAAATATACTATGTAAGTTGTGCTCAACTACTGCTTTACGTAAATCTTCATCTGTATCAATTATACGAAATAAACTATTAAGATTACCTTCTAGTACTGCTTTACGTAAATCTTCATCTGCATCAATTATACGAAATAAACTATGTATGTTTCCTTCAACTAGTGCTTTACGCAAGTCCTCATTGTCAGTTAATTTAAAAATACTAGTTAAATCATGGTCATTATATAATCTTCTAACATCACTTAATTTATTTCCATAAAGTAATTCAAATCTATCTAATATGTCTATAATAACATTATCTTTTTTATTATTAATTTTAAAATTAGTAGCTACAGACGTATTATGAGTTGATTTATTATCTGCATAAACTTCTTGAATATCATCAACAATGATTTCAGTTTCAATATTATCATATGCTTGTTTAAATTGTTGTGTCAACCAATCAAAATCATTAATATGAAACATTTTATCTTTGTGTGATTGTCCAAACTCTTTTCCAGCAACAGCGCCAGCTATTGCATATTCACCAAAAGGTCTATCACTTCCTACTGTACACCAAATTTCAAGTCGTTGATTTGTTTCATCATTTTTTTGTCTATCAATTATCTTACTTGATAATTTTGCACATTCTCGGAACGCACTTTTCCAAGATTCATATGGTCCAGTATTAAATTTTGTATAACAACTAAGATCTTTCATTACTTTAAAGTTTTGACTAATACTTGTATTAACATCAACTCTTGTTTTATCAACTTTTTTAGTAAGCTCAGTTGGTAATAATTTTATGCCGCCGTATCCATATTCTAGATCATTAATAGGGTTTTTACTACGCCATACATGTACTGCATCTTTATCATGCTCAGGCACTATATATTCAAAATTAAATGTTTCAACAACTTCGGCATCTCCGTCAATAATCCACATCATATCAGTATCGCATATTTCAGCGGCTGCAATATGTGCATTAGCAATACCTTTTACACCGTGTATTCTTTTTGCAGCTGGAAATCTACGTTTTAATAAGTTAAAATTTTCATTAGAATTTTGTTCACCATATGAAATCATTATTATATCGTAAGTATTGGATATACTTTCAACTATAGACTTATGTACTGGCCTTGCTGGACTTTTGTACATGCGTTTAAAAAACTTACTTTGTCCACTGTTATACGGCATTAAATCTATTGGTACATCTAATTGATTTTTTAAGTCAGTGCCTAACTCTTCAATATAATGTTTGATATCTTCTTCAACAATATTGCCTTTTTCATTCCAGTAGTTGTTTAACCATTTGAAATCTCTTACATTAATATAATCCCAATCAGTACACATTGTTTTATAAAAACCTTCTCTAGCACCATATATGGCCCAAAGTCCATTTTTAACATCTGCACCAGTCATACACCAAACATATAGTCTACTAAGATTTTTCCAATGTATTGCTTTCATATCTTTTATTGAAGGTTTTATGCCTTCAATAAGACACATTTTTACACCTTCTCGAAATCCAGCACGCCATGCTTGCTGAGGAGTATAATTATTTTCTACTGTGCTCATACATTTGCTTAATTGCACATAATCTAAATCCCAACAAAAATCAACTTGTGCTTTTAAATTATTTTTATCTGCATTTTCATGGGTTTTCATTTCTAATACTGTGTTCTTATCCCAGCATTTGATTCCGCCATTGCCATATGTTAGTCCATTTATAGTGTTATAGCCTGCCCAACTAATAACTTTATTAGATAAATTTGTTCCATTTGCAAATTCAACACTTTGATTTACAAATTCAGAATGTACAATGTTATCGCCATCAATGGTGATAAATCTAGATGTTTCAGATAGTTCAGCGCAGGCTTTGTGAGCTGCATCGCTTCCTTCGACTCCGTGTACTCTTTTAGCCCACGGAATTTTTCTACACAGATCTGTATAATTTTTTTCTGCATTAGGTTCGTCATAGCTTAAATATATAATATCAAAGTCTAACACATTAATAATTTTGCTCATTGTATTATCTCGATACTGTAAGAGTCAAATCTTTTTAAAGTATATACACTGTTTTCCAATAACTCTTCATCGCATATCATAGGTATTTTGTAATCTTCCGAACTATAAAGGTATCCTTTATCAATTAGATATATAACATTTTCGATGCTTTTAGTTAAGTTAATTTGAAGAACTCGGTATAATTCGTGAGGGTCATTTTCTTTTGTAATGCTAAATGACAGCGATGCAATGCCTAGTGTACTTGGATTTATTTGATCATGAAACTTAATACTCCAATATTTTTCTTTACAATTTTTTATAATAGTAACATCAGCGTTTGAACTTTTTTGTATTTTGTAAATTGATCTGTTTATATCATAATTATTAATTTCATCAATAGTTTTTGTAGTTAATTGATTTTTTTTTGAAATAGGGTCAAACATGACACAATAATTACTAAACGGTGTAGTTCCTGTAACCAAATCACTAACTTGACCTAACTCAACTTCAAGACACGGAGTATTATCTGAGCTAATGTTACTGTTTCGAATTGCTGTTATATTACCATTTATATCAAAGTAAACATATTTTTTAATATTGCTATGCATTTAATTCCTCAAAAAAACTTTCATAGGTATTTACTATTTCATCAGTTAAAAAATTTTTTTCAGTATAATGAAAAATTCCGTGTTGTTGAAAGTTGCCAATTTTTAATTCACATTCTTTGGTGAAATAGGTTCCAACAATTCGTTGCCAGCTGTTTGAATTTGGAGTAGACCATCCTTGTATATATGTTTTCATATGTGTAAATGTAGGATAGTCAATGCCAATGTCTAATATTTTAGATTCAACACCTAATATTTGACACGCAATTGCACAACTTAGATCAACACTTGCTTGTTTTTGATACACTGTTCCGCCAGCAAATTCATTATAAAAAACTTTCCAATTTTTTAACACATCTTCTAAACATTTATAAAATGTATGAGAAAAATCAGACTTCTTAAAGTAATGAAATCCACTGTATATGTTGGGCAAATCATATTTTTTGAATGCTTTTCGATAGTAATTATCAATTACATTTTCATTTTTATAAGTTTTTACATTAGATACAAAAAACAATTCTTTGGTTTGTAGATAATTCCACCAAGATGATATATCATCTAGTACAAGCATGTCAGTATCCATTACAATTGTTTGATCATAAGGCGTACAATTATAAATTTGCCACCTATTGTGTATTTTCCATTCACCTTCGTCGTTGTAATTTACGTTCTGCATAGGAATAATATAATCAAACATGTGTTTGTACTGAATATCAACCAAATCATTAGTAATTAAACATATACTAACATCTTTGTTTGAACATCTAATACTCATTGCAGCTACATAAGCTTGTCTGACATAATCATCTTTGTTGTTTTGAGCAAACATTGTAAAATTAATAGTCATTTTCAATAATCCTATGCAAACTAAATTTATTCATAACGTGTACATTGCAGCCTGAGATATTAGATACACGTTGCTCTCTATTAGAGAAAAAAGTAAACTTGTCGTTGGTTAATGAAAGTAGCTCGTCCTGGTCAATGGTATAAAACATTGTGCCCGGCATTGATTTAGCAAAATCACCTGCTTGGTGGCCATTTAAAATATGTATTGCAATACTAAAAATAAAATCATTTCTAATTAAAGATGATGGAATTTGATATAGATTTACATAGTGCGACCAATTTTGTTGTATGTGCTTGGTAAGTTCAAATAATAAATTAGTTTTTTGTGTTTTTCTAAAAAATATAGCTGTTGCCCAGTAAAATCTAGGACCAGTTTTGGTAATATAATCAAATTCTTCAGTATTTTTTGTACCTGTTACTTCAACTCCGCCGCTGTATATTAAAAAATCATGAGGTTGAACAAAACAACTTTTAAAAATATCATTTGATATAATATAATCTGTGTCAAGCAATAGTGTTTGGTCATATGGTGTTAGATCATAAACCAATGAGCGTTCGGTATTCTTGAAATCATCTTTTTTTAATATCGTACCATCTTTAAAAGTTTTTCGAGAATGCGATGTGCTATCTGATATGGTAATTATATTTTCAAACACATCTAAATACACATTATCCTGTGAATCAGTATCAGTTATTAGAGAAACTGGTAAGTCTAAGTATTTTTTAATTCTATTTGCATTAAATGCTGCTTGTTTTACATAATCAATACTGTTATTGTTTCTTGCAATAAAAACTACACCTGATTTCATAATTCAACTATGCCCGCTACTGACCTTTGTTTTGTAATTTTTTCGTACTCATTGTAATATTCTGTTGAAGCTGTGTTGTATACTTCCAAAAGTGTTTTTAAAAATTCTTCTAGATTATCAAAACGTATTGGTATATCAAAGTCATCAACAATTACAGCATCAAGTTGTTGTGCATTTACCAACGCACTTACATGTGCTATCAAAGTTTGACTGATCAAAAACTGTCCTCTATTATAATAGACTATTGATGATTCAAGATATTTTTCTTTGAGCAAACGTTTTTGATTAGAAAGTGTTACTGCGTATTTACTAAAATCTAATGCTTTAGAAAGTCTGTCGTCCATACAATTCTCCAATATTTATATATACAATTATACATGTAAATATTGTATTTGTCAAGTAATTATTCTAAAGAACTGTTAACTGCACAAGTAGGGTCAGGAAAATGTACTGCTGTTATAGTTGATCCATTATATGTAAACGAACTATCAGGCACATAAGCCGATATAGTCGAAGTAGTAGTTCCTCCAACATCTTCGTCTTCGGCAGCGCCAGCTGGGCCAATTTCGCCTTCAGGAACATCTTGTTGATCGCCGGCGTCATCGTCACGGAATTCGATTAAAAATTGAATCTTATTAGTACCAACTAATTTAGCTTGAATATTATAATCATTTTCAGCATACACTGCTGCAACGGCGTCTGCTTTAAATATTTCTTTATAGTCAGTGGTTAAATCATTATACCCATCAGTATCTGTAATACTAACTGTTGCATCTTGTGGTGGAGTATTTACTCCTATGTCGTTAGTATTATGTGTCTCGTCTCGACCAAATTTTATTGTTCCAATAGAATCAAGTAATGCTAACCAACTAGCATATTTAGTACCTGTAGTATTGGTTCCGCCACTTATGCTAGCGTTGAACCAAATTTCGCCGCCGGCTTCAAAATAGCTTGTCCTTGTTCGGTTGGGTCCGGCTGTGTTAAAAGTAACCGTTACTTCGTGAGTAATTATATCAACAGTATTTCCCCATGCAGTTGTACGAGTACTTGTATCTAAGGTAGTCACTGAATAATTATTAGCATTATTAGCTGGCAAAGTATAGCTTCCGCCGTTTGCTACTGTCAATGCATACGATCGAATTGTATTGACTGAACTTAAATAGTCATTGTATCCCATTTGACTAGAATTTGAAATTGATGTACCAGTAATAGTGTAATTACCAGTGTTGTACAATGGATTACCTAGAGGGTTTGGCGGATTATCAAGATCAGGAGATTCATATGTAGTATCACTTGTAGTATTTCGGTTTATAGTAAAATTTGTTTCGTCTACTACTGTTACTGTAAACTGTTGTGTATTTAACACTGTCATTCCGGCAACGCCGTCAATAGTAACTGTCATGCCGGTTTGCAGTCTATGCGGTGCCGAAACTGTAATTTTTCCTGGATTTTCTTTTGTAATATTTATTATATGCCCTGACCCAGACACAGATGTAGCGTCAGCGCCGTAAGTATACCCTGTGTCTGGAACATCTAGATTAGGCAAATTTCCAGTTTGATGATAATGTGCTCTAGCAATTGAGAGATATAATTTTTCAATTTCAGATATATATGTACCAGCACCAACAGGATTATAAGCTGCCTTTCCTATAGTTTGTCCTGTAGATACAGTACTAACAAAATTACTAGTACCTGGTAATTGCCAACTCGAAGATGTTTGGCCATACATGTCGTGTAAAACATCTTCAAGTTGACTACGTAAAAGATTATACTCCGATGCTTCAATATTATCATTTGAAGTTACCATTAACTATTTTCCTTATTCTAATTCAGTAACAATATTATATGCAGGAGTTTCTACTAATACATTAGAACCAGTAGCTCGTCTTTGTGAAATGCTACTAGTTAATGTTCCAGACACTGATTCGTCGCCAAAAAATCCCTCTGCTGAGCCGCCGGTGTCTGCATCATTAAACTCCACTTTAAATTGTAGCACACTATCGCTTGTTTGTCTAGCAAGAACTTGATAACGATTTTCTGAATACGAACCAGTTCCTTGCCTTGTTGCAATAATTTGGTAATCTGATGTTAGATCATAATTTCCTATAGTTGTTAACACAGAATTATTTTGATCAAGAGTATTATTATGTTCAAATTTTATTATGGTAGTATTTAACATTCCTACCCATTCATCAAATTTTGCTCCTGTGCCACTAACAAGTGTTGCATTAAATATTATTTGGCCGCCTGAGTTAAAAAAATATCTTCTATGATTTGCATCATCAAATACTACTTTAAAATTATGTGTAATTATTGGAGCACCATCATTTACGCCCCAAATACTATTTCTAGCACTAGTTAGCTTAACTTCTACGTCGGCTTGTGTTAATTCATAGATATTAAATTTATTAGCAATAACTGTTGTTGAAACATCAGCGTATTGTGTGTATACTGAATCTGTAATATTTTGTGATTCTATAACATCAGTTAATGTAGGATTAGTTCCTGTTTGGTGAGCAAACGTTTTGGCTAAGTCAGTCTTGAGTCTTGACATATGTATATCGTCAACTACTGCTGACGCTACTAATTGATTTGATAATAATGTTTGTCCATATCCAAATTGTCCTGATCCTATGCCAAAAACTTGTTCGACACGAGATTGTATCTCATTATATTTTGAAGCTGTAACTAAATCACCAATTGCCATAACAAATTTTTTCCTATTTTACAAACTATTTAAACCTTTAGTACACACTCGACTAGCTTTTCTGATTCAACATCACTTGACTCTAATGCAATTCCTACTATATTAGAATCTGTTGGAGAATTATGAGCTACACCATCTGCGCCAGTATACACATAATCTCCTTTTGTAATTGTTCCTATTATCCTTATAGGCACTCGTCCTTTTAGTGCCAATGCCTGTCCTGCAGATTCGGAATTCATTAGATATGCAGGCGAAGCAGAAATAACTCCTACTGGAATCTTAAATTGCTGACAAGCTGTAGTTTCGCTATCAGTTGCATCCGATACCATCATTACAGTACCAGTAGGATATTCCTCTGACGTAGTATATTTTTCTGCTAGGTCTGCATATCTTGCTTGTGTAGCTGTACCGCTAAAAAGTACCGCAGTCAAGTTGCCATTTGAATCTCTTGCTGCAATACTACTAACTGTTGCAGCAGTTGCAGCATTTGCATACGTTGAAGTTCCACTAATCTTTAATGTAGTAGCTTTTGCTGCTTCACCAGTAAAGCTATCACTGTGTACTGTTCCCCATTTTTTAGTTGAAGATCCTAAGTTAACTGTTCCATCAGTATACCAATAAGCTGCATCACTTCCTGATGCAGCGCCGAATGCAAGCATAGCACTTTCTAAATTATCAGTAATATTAAATTTATCGTTATTCATTTTAAATGTTGGTGTTGAGCTTGTGACACCAACAGTTAGTGTAGTTGAAGTACCTAAGGTGTACCCGCCATCAGTAAAAGTAGTTGTTCCTGTTAATGCAGGACTAGCTGATTGTAAGAAACTCGACGAAGGTAAACCGCCTAATTTTAATGCATTTGAAGCTGTGCCCCAAAATCTATAATCACCACTGGTTACACCTGTTGCTCCAGTATTAATCATAGTAATACCTTTTTGTAAATCAGTAAAGCCTGTTATAGCCGATGTTGAATCAATTGTAAACGCAGTGTTACTAATAATATGTACAATCACATCATTGATTATAGACACAATTACAGGGTAATTTACACCTGTGGTTGCTTTTAACTCTCTACTCTGCATTTGAGTTGTACCACTTGAATCTGTTGACTGGGGACCTACTAGTGTCCAGGTACTTGAATCATTGTATGTAAATAACTGCCCTGTTGTGGTATTCCAATAAAAATCGCCTGCTGTGCCTGTAGAGGGCGCACTAGCTAGTACTTGTGCTCCGCCAACTGGTCTCCAATTCGATGCTGTACTATTATATAGTTTTAATTTTTGTACACTAGAGTCATACCATAATTGTCCGCCTACTGGTCTTGAAGGTGCAGCTGAACTACTAAAGTTTTCTAACAAAAATAACATGTTTTCGTTTTGTGCTTCGCCATAGCCTGCATAGTTTTTACCAATAAGTTTTAGATTAGTAGTTTGATCTACTGTTCCGTCTTCAATTGTTGATAAAACTGTACCGTTAAATTTGTTAATTGTGTATGCCATTTGTAACTTTCCTCTTGTGCATGTGTATTTAGTTTAAATACTGCGATTATTTATAGTGCTGCTATTGCTGTTTGGAAGTCACCATAAGTACTTGCCGCAGCAACTAATGTTTTTAAATTTGATATTGTTATAAATGCTTCAACATTATTAATTTTATATGTAAATCCAGTAGGAACATTAAACCCACATGATGAGTTCCACGCATTTGAAGCTGTAGTCCATGTTAATGTTTTATCGTCGCCACTTACACGTACTGATATGCCTGAATTATCTGCTTGTGCTTCTGTTAATAATGTACTATCGCTAGTAATTCCTAATTCTATTAATTTATCTTCAACTCTTAGATTATCTACATCAACACTAGTTGACGTACCTTCAACTATTAAATTTCCAGTTACACGAAGATCTCCTGTTAAATCTAAACTATATTGCGGTGCTTCATTCCATAAACCAATTCGTGTTGTGCTATTATCAACATTCATAACAGTTTTGTTTGTGGCGCCTTGTTTAATTTGTAGTCGCCAGTCACTGCCATCTTTTTGTCCTCTATTAACAATTATGTTATCCTCAACTCTAATAGTATAATCGCTATCAATTCCAATAGTTAATCCGGCATCATTTTTAATATGTAATATACCAGTAGTGGTATTATTTGATGCTGTCCTAAGTAGTTGTTCAGGTGTATAGGAAACTCCTCCAGCTGAAACAATATTTTTTGATGTAGTAGCCGTACCATTAAATATAAATTCAGACTGACTTGGACTTACATTTATTCCAACATTTATTGGACTGGTATATCCTGGTAATATATTTACATTAGCACTGTCAGTTGTATCATAGCTTATGCTAGATTTAGCATGTACTGCCATTAATGTTCCGCTAATAAACTGTCTTACAATAGTGTGTTTAATACCGTTTGTATCTATTATATCTTTAACATCAAGTCCTGAATTTTGTTGAGTTTTTGTATATATTGGGCCAGCAAGCAATAAGTCTGTGCCGTCACTAAAATACAATTGTTCATTTGCACTATCAATCCAAATATCACCAGCTACCATAGCCGGCTGTACTGGTGATACTGATGCAGTGTCAGTTGACTTCCACAATGCACCATTGTAAACTTTTAATCTTGATTCGCTTGAATCAAACCATAATTGGCCTGTAATTGGAGTAGTTGGTGCTGTTACACTGCTAAAATTTTCTAGTAATTTTATAAGATTTTCATTAAATATTTCACCATACCCAGCATATCCTTTGCCAACTAGGGTTAAATTAGTCGTCTCATTATCAACTGTAGCATCTACTAGATCAACTAGTAATGTGCCATCAGTTTTATTAATCTTATAACCCATATTAAACTCCTGTATATATAATGTAGTTTACCGTTAAAAACGGTGAAACTGTAGTAAACTTATTGCCAACTGACTGACTAGTATTATCTATTGTTTGAGTAGTATTAGTTAAATCTTTAACATCATGTGTTGATTTACGACCACGTCCAGACTCACCGCCGCCAGCAAAATCAATTAATGTCGATTCACTATCCTCAATAGTTCCAGTTGTACTAGTAACTGCATAATACTGTGTATTTGACTCATCAGACCCAATCAAATTATGATGGTGTTGCGGTAACTGATCCTTAGTTAAATACCTTCTTTGAGCTCCACCAGTTCCTCCCATAAGTGCAGCAGAAGGATCGTCATACGCTCTTGATTCGTCGGTTGCTAATGTTCTAGTAGCTGTGCCACGATGTCCTAACAAGTTTCTACCACGTGTATCAGGAACATTAAATGTACTAGATGTCGCAAACCCATATGTTGTGCCAATTGCATTAAACAATGCTGAATATGTTGAACGAGATAACGAACTGCCGTCACACATATACCATCCTGTTGGAGCAGTTGTTCCACCAAATGGCATTATCATTCCAACTGCAAAAGTAGGTATTAATGATGTAATTTGACTAACTTTTGCTTTGTATATACCAACTCCTTGTGTTGACCCAGCTGCCTTTAGGGAAGTCTCAGATGGATTGTAAAGAATTAGTTCTTCATTGTTAACAACTGCATCAGTATAATTAGTTTTGCCAGCAATAAAACTATTATCTATTGATACATTAAAAATTTTAGAGCCGCCTGTTCCGTTAAAGCTTACTTCTGTACTAGTTGTAACATCGCCTGTCATTGAAAAATTAGTTGCTGTAGTTAATTTATTAGCACTTGTAGCTATTCCTGTTAGATTTCCAACAACATCACCTTGTACGTTACTAATAACTTTTGTTGCATAAACATTATTAAATTTTAATAAATTTGTTCCAATATTCCTTGTACTAGTAGTATCTGGAGTAATATCCTTAAATTGAGAAGTAGTACCATTTACTGTTAAATCTCCACCTATATAAGTAGCAAGTGAAATTCCAACACCTCCTGATACCTTAAGTGCTCCAGTACTAATAGAAGTACTTGCAGTAGTGTCAGTAATACTTACTGCACCACTTGATGCAATACTACCTGTAACATCTAATGCTGATTGAGGATTAATATTTTTTATTCCAACATTTCCTGTATTAGTAATTTTAATTCCAGTAGTATTAGTATTAACTCGTAATTCAATATATCCATCAGTACTTAAATTTTTAAGAAATGCATTACTTCCAACTATTCCAGCAGTAAAAGTTTCTGTGGAGCCGATTCTGACACCAGATTCGTCTGTAACTCTAATTGGTTTTGTAAATATGTTATTTGCAGTTAGTCTTGCAAAATCTGATCCAGCATATGCAGTTCCGCTAACAATTAGCGATTCGGCCTTTTCTGACGTTCCATAATACTTGCCTGTTGTTCCATTAATATTTGACGAAATATTTAATCCAGCATTTATTTTTGTAAATCCTACAAGCGTTAGTTTTGGAATAAATTCTTTATAACTAACAATTGAAATAATAAAATTATTTACATAGGTCATTACAACTGGATACTCAACATTATCAATTCCTGTAACAGTTACAAATCTTGGGCCTGTAGCAGCACCTGAAGAAAATTCTGGGCCAATTAATATCCAAGACGAGCCTGAATATAAGTATAATTGCTGACTAGTTGTATCTACCCATAAATCTCCGGTTAAACTAGACGCTTGAATTGGCTGCGTTGATGATTTTTCTATACCATTTGCTGTTACCCAGTTAGAGCCGTTGTATATTTTTAATTGGTCAATACCAGCTGTAGTATCATACCATAGTTGTCCTTCAACTGGATTTGATGGTGAATTATTGTTTGCAAAATTTTCTAATAGATGCAAAAAATTGGTATTTATTGCAGTTCCGTAATTTGTTAACGACTTGCCTGGCAATTGTAAAGAAGTTTCAGTATTAACTGCATTATCTTGAACTGTAATAGATCCTTTATTAATATTATCGGTAAAATTTACTGGATATGACATGATTACACCTCGTTAAATCCGCTAAGACTCTGCACTCTTACAGTATAGTCAATTTGAATTAATCTATTCAAACTTTTTTGTACTGGATGGAAAATTACATGAGTAATTAGTTTTCCTGTTCCAGAACTACTGTAACTTCGCAATCCTAATTCATCAAATACATATGCACTGTTTGAATTTGATGATGTATCGTATGCATCTTGACCGTCAGGCTCGCCGTAATCTAATAAACAACTTACTAAAATATCAGTATAATTTGTGCCAGATACGTGTCTTATTTCTGTTTTATTTCTTGAAGGATCAAGATTATTTACACTTCTATCATCAACTACTTTGGTATAAGTTTGATTATACAAGCTAGCATTTGTTCCAGTAGAGTTTGGTGTTAGATACGTTATTATACCTGTTGGGTCAATATTTGTTCCGCCGTTGCCGAAACTCATTTCATATACAAATCCCGATCCAGCGTTTGATAAACTTTCAGCTAATGCAATACTCATATTTTCATAATGTATTGCGTTACGCTTGTTTATTAAAATTTCACCAGATTTAGGATCAAATATTTTTATGTGTCCTTCGATGTGTATTCCGTTTAATTCATTTATTTCTGTCATTGTACCACCTATACTGTATTTATTTAGGCAACTGTATTGTAGCCTTTAGAAGGAATTTACTAATATCATTATTACTAGATCCTAGTGATTTAGTAGTTGAGTTAGACACAATCTCATTCCAAATTTGTCCTGTTTTTCTATATACTTCTATTCTTTCTCCATCTAACGGAATAGTTGAAAATGTAACTGTATTACCACTGATTGTAAATTCTGGATTAATTGTTTCATCACCTTCGGTACTATCTTGATCATTAGATTCGTTGTACATACTTATGCTAGACTTACGTAGACGCTTGCCGCCAACTTTAATTTCAATTTCGTTTACACCGTATGTTGGTGTAAAGTTTAGATCCACTGTTGCTGAAGATCCATTGCCACTAAATGTCTGTTTATCAATTGTATCATTGTATAATATATTTTCATCTGGGCCTTGTCCATAAACTTTAGTGTCTACTGCATATGCTAACTTAACGCCTGTTCCAAGTGTGCCACGTCTGAGTTGAGTTAAGTTATTGCCTGTTTTTGCAAAATATTCTATGCGTTCACCTTCAACAAATATTACTCCAGGTATATTTGTTGAGACATCAGGTTCAAAAATTCCAGTTGCATTTTGTAATTGTATTGTATTATCATTATAATTTAAAATAGATTGTAATTTATAACTATTTGCTTCGTTTAGCCTTTTGTAGTGTGTTCTATTAAGCATATCTTTAAATACTCTATATCCAAACGAATCAGTTGTTGAATTTCCAAATTGTAAAACATCTATAGTATCTAATTCAACTGGAATATTAGTTAGCTCAACTGCATTTAATTTAGAATTTACAATATAGTCAATATTTACATCTAGCATAACACCATTTTTAAATACCCAAACATATCTATTATTTGACACTATGTTTGTTAATCTTATTATACCCTGTGTAACTTCTTGTCTTTTTATATATTCCGGAGTTCCACTTGTTAAACTGGCTATTGTGCTAGGTTCTCCGGTTGTACTAGTTGTTAATACTGATAATGCAACTCTTTCAAATTTGTTTACATCGTGATTTGAAAAATGTATTAATTCAACTTTTTTTCCTGCTGCTGGTGCTGTTGTAAATTCAATTATATCTGAACGGACTTTATAATCTGCATCTTTATCAATTACTACATTAATAGATGCTCCAACTGGAGCAATTAAATCATCAGTTAATGTAATAGTATATTCAGCTGGATTGTAGGTATATTGTAACGAAGTTAACTTAACAGTATCGACAAATACTTGAATATCTGTCGAAGTTATTTGACTTGGCTGAGTAAACTGCCAGCTATCGATATTATATACTCGACTAGATGTTGCTGTATAAGTTCGGCTATATCCCGGTTTTTGTACTTTATTATCTACTAACAATAATATTTTATGCGACCATGGATTGTTGTTAAACGGCGTAACATTTACACTATATGTAGTAGTTGATCCATCAGGAATAAATGTTTTGTCAGTAATAATTTGACTATATGTTTTTAATGTGTTATTATACAAACTATATTGTATAATATTGTTATTACTAATGCTTGCTGTATTAAGTAATTCAATAACTACCTTTCCTGTTGTTGATTTAACAAGATTATAATCAACTCCAACAGTTTTGATTACTCCGTTTATAGTTAGTATTGCTGTTACTGTAGTTGACCATATTGCAACTGTTGGAATTTGAGATATTCCTGTAACATAAGTTAATGAATTTCTGTCAATTAAATCAGTGCCATTGGCACCAATTGTAGTAATTGAGACTCGGTTACTACCGCCTATTTCATAACTGCTATCGCCGTCAATATGTAAAGTATTGTCAAACCAATTAATTGAATATAATTCACTAGGTAAAATAACTCCATCTAACTGTACAATTATATCTGAATTTGAAAAAGGTGTTCCAGGTAATGTAAATGTAGTAGTACTTGTATCTAGCGTATAATGAACAACATCAATCTTGCCTACACCTTCTGATGGTTTATGAAATACTCTCATATCTAATGTATCAATTAGTTGACCCGGTACTAACTCCTCAGGGCCTTGCGACGACAAAGGAGAAACAAAGTCGTCACCGTCGATATTAATTGATTCTGGCAAAACTCCAGTTGCTGTAGTATAACCTAGGTCGCCTCCTGACAATGCAATATCATAACTATTTGGTGACGGAGTAAAGCTACCATCACTGGTAGCTTTCCTAATTATAACATTATCTCCGTCGGTTATTCCAACTATTTGCTCATTAAGAACAATAACTGTTGTTGAACCGTCGCCAATTATAGTTGACATTCTAACATTATTAATAATTGTTGATCCATCAAAATTTGGGCCGTCGATTCTTACTCCATTAAGATATACATGGTATTCAACACCATCAATTAACGGAGAACTCATTTGGAATATGTTTGTACTTCCGTCAAGAATAAACACTTCATCTTCGTATGCACTATCAAATGCATCCCATGGTTGAGTGCCAAATCCTTGAGCTTCAAAACCTTGTTCTACTCCAAAATCTGTTCCTTCGTATACCGACTTAGCATTTTTAACTCCGTTAAGAAGTTGGCTTAAATCCTTACCTGGCATATTACTAGTAGGAGTATAAAAGAAATTAATTCTATCAGCAGCATCAAGCATTCTAATATCTTTTTTATATGTAATAACTATAGTATCAGTTGCTAAAGGTGCTGTATTAAAAGTTACATACCCAAGATATCGATCATAACCTTTAGTAGTATCTAATTTGTTTCCAACTGTATAATTACTCGAAACTAGTACCTTAGAATTTATAGTTATACTAAACTGATTAGTTTTTATGTCAATTGGCCATTTTAATCCAAATGTTTCTTTTGATCCTGTTCCTGTAAATGATTCATTTACAACAAGGTCAGTAACATAATAAGATCCTCTTACCCTGTCAAATTTCATAATCATATGACTAGATCTAACCACACTTTTACCTAAAATTGCTATAGCACTTGCTGTTACGCCGTCTTTTGATGTACCGATTGTTATAGTCGGAGCAGTTAAAAATTTTAATGTATTAGGTTGACTAATAATTTGAATACTATCAACAGAACCATTTTTTAAATATGCATATGCAATAATATCACTATCGCCAATTTTAACTATTGGAGTATCTATATATCCACTTCCGCCGTTGATAACTTTTATCGAAGCTATATCAAATCCAACATTATCTTTCCAATTTTTATACGGATAATTATTATATCTTGTATCTAAGTTTGATATTAAATCTGTTGTTTTGTTATATACAGCCGACGAAGTTTCAATTAATCCATCATGATAACTCGGAGGAAGATCAAAATCAGACGTCATAGTCTGCGTATTAGATATATTTTCGTAACTTGATATATATTCTCGTACTTTAGTTTTAAATGGTTTTACTTCGTTAACATAATCTTGATAATTTTCTAAATTATCATTTTGATAATTTCTTGTTTTCTTAAAGTTACCAAGATTGTGTTTAGCTGTTACAAAACTACTTTTAAATGCCCAGTCTAGTCCTGGCTGTTCTGCAAACGCATATCGTAAGCTGGCAAAAAATAAATTATAATATTCAACTTCAAGATCTGCAATAAAAATATTGTTTTTAAGTACTGACATAATTATTCGTAATTCTTCAACTGGTTCTTTATCATAGAACGAAGTATCATATAATTTTGAATCGTATCCCTTACTAGATGTAATTGTGTCGTATAGAGATGTTGACAATTCTATTGTACCATTTTCTCTACCAATAGTTTGATAATTAACTGTATAGTCTTCCGTATCAGTATCGTTAATTTTCTTTAACAATAGCCAACCGCCTGTGCCAATGGTTTTAATTTTTACTATATCACCAATTTCACAGTCTAATAAAAATAATTGGTAGCTTTGATCTACACTTTTGTTAATTGTTGTTAGTTTATCATATCCGTCAGCATACCAATCTTTATAAATCCAATATTGTCGTGTATCATAAGATTGAATATTGGTTCTTTCCCATATTCTAGTAATTTTATTATACTTGTAAATAGTCCAAACGTTTTCAACGGTTGAATCTGTTTTAACTAAAGCAGTGTAATCACGAACTGTTAACGTAGTATTAGATGAATATTTTTTCCCCGAATCTCTTACAGTAACACTTGTTATCTGTCCTAAATTATTAATAGTTGACTGTAGTACTGCGCCAATTCCGCTAGATGAAGTTATCTTTATAACTGGAGCATTTACATAACTTCTTCCAGATTTTATAATATTAACTCTAATTATTTTTCCATTACTAATTACAGGCAATAGTTCAGCCTTTTCAAATTTAGCCATTATTATATTATCAAGATCTTCAATAGTTTCAACTATCGAATCATATACTCCAGTGTCAGCATTTGGAATTTTATCAAAAGTTAATAGTCCTGATATATCATAATTATCAACAATTTGGTATTTGTATAATATTGAATTTGCTCTCTCAATAACTTGCTTTAATGCTTCTTTGTTATTAATAAACATTCCTTGACGTGGATAATTTAAAATTCCATATCTATTGCTAACTGGTAATGATAAATCTGGTAGTTGTATTTCTTGTAAATCGTATCCAACTAAACTATCTAACCATTTTTGTTCAATCTCGTGATTTAGTTTTTCTCTACTGACAACACCTTCAGCTAACAATTGATATTCACGATGTAAATTTACTTGAAGATTTTCATCTTTTAATAATTCAAAACGTAATATAGAATTAGTTCCTTCAATAAAACTTTTGCAATTGTGTAATATAAATTTATCAGTGTCGAGTATTTCTACATAACGATATCCTTGCGAAGCTGGATCTGCTATAAGATTTGCAACCGACATTGCATCAAGTGTTCTAAAATTAACCGATGGGATTGTTTTTTTGTTTTTAACCCAGTAAAAATATTTTTCACTAAATGTCTTAGAAACACTATCAAATACTCGTTTTATACTATATGCTTGATCGCCATATAATGGTACTCCAGACACTCCATTTGAAATTCCTTCGTTAGTGTTACTCAATGACAGCCATTGACTTGGAGTCAATGATGTGCCAACCCATTCGTAAATATCAATACTAGTTCCAAATATTAGCTTACTACGATGTGCTGATCTATAATGTGAATCGCCTTGATAAGGATCGTACCATGCAGAAGTTGACAAGTTCCACCATAGTCGTCCTTCATATTCTTCGTTCCATGCTGAACTTTCATCAACTACTACATTTGCCACAATATTTCCAAGTTCGTCTTGTGTATTAACTGAATATATTGCAGGATCATAAAATGTTTTATACGATATTTCAACATCTGCAACACGAGGTATTCTTCCCTGACGACAGTCAACAACATCTAATGTAGTTAAAAGATCATCTGTATCTGCTGAATATAGTAATACTCGTTTAATTTTGTCAAGATTTATCATTCCATCTTGAACTGACAACGATGTCCAAGAATCAATATTAATATCAGCTCTTAAATCTGTAACTATTCCAACTGAATCAGCCGTGGTTAAATTAACAATTGTACTGTCACTAGTGTCAGCAGGATCAACATTTGGAAGACCTATGTATATATGATTGTTTGAAAACACAAAATTTTCTAACTCAGATCCTGTTGTTTTTCTTTGATAATCAACATCTTCGGCAAATATAAAATTATTTCCAATATCTTGAAATATAAAAATTCTGCCTGTATCTTTGGTAACATTTTTAAAAGTAGTTGAATTGCTATCAAAAGTTGTAATTGAATCATTTTTTGTTCCTAATGAATCTAATACATATTTTGAATAAACTAATGTGTGGTCTGCTAATTGATCAACAATATATTTTTGTATAAATTCATCATACGTATCAAAACTTATTGACAATCTACGATCGGTATTTTTTGCTGATACTGCAAGTTTATTTTTACTAAAATCAAGACTGGTTCCAAAAAATTCATTTATTTCTAGATGTATACTTTTTAATGTTTGATCTAGACTATAAGTTGATACATTATTAATAGTAGTTTTTTTGTATACATAAACACAACCTTGATCTATTCCTGTTTCATCATTTCCGGGTGCACCGATTGCAATTTTATCACCGGTATCGTTAACTGCAAGACAATATCCAAATTGTTCATGTGTGTTTGCTGAACTAATATCTTGTATGTATTTCCATCTACCTAATTGATTAAAATATACTGAAATTTTATTATCAAATCCGTCTGACGACTTAAATGCTAATACATCGCCTAATTCGTTAACATCAAATATTTTTCCAATATTAACAATACTATCAGCAGATGAATCATCTGCTTCATCTGCAATATTCATTCCTGTACGAGGAACATATCCTGTGTGTTCAATAAGACTAACAGTACTCAAGGTCGGATCTGATATTTTTGTCCATGCTGCTGTTATAGTAGGTAAATTACTTCCAGCAGTCATTGTAATACTTGCTTGATACAATTCTTCATTATATAGCACTATGTCTAAGTTGTTATATTGAACTGAGTTACTATATTCACCTTTAAATTTTCTATCAATACTATAATTCCAAGTAGACCCATCATAATCTATAAAATAAATACGGTCTGCTCCTGGAGCACCGACAAATAGTCTGTAGGTTTCCTCGCCTACTGTTTTTCTTATTTCAACATGATATCCAAATTTTTCATCTGTTGTCGGAGTTGGCGATATTACACACGAATGAAACCCATAAGCGCCTGTTTGATAATTTTTTTCATATAGATATACTAAACCTTGATTGCTTAACCCGCTTGATGTTCCGTCTTTATCAGCTGTAAGCATAGATACAACTTTCCAATCGTGACTCTGGTCAGTAATTGTACTGTTGTCTCCAGTTATAGTTCTACGTGCTTCCCATAAGATTCCTCTATCAAGTACAATATCACCTGCACTGTAATTTCCACTACTAGATAGTGTTCCGACTAATTTTGACTTAACATTTGTTGCTAGCGGAGCACCAACTGCAATAAATCTATCAGTTGACGTAATTGATGTAGAAAATCCATAATTAGACGAAGTGCTATGTAAGCTATCAACTGGTATTAACGCCTGAGATTGAATTAAATTTTCAAACTCAGTATTTCTTGTGAATATACCTATACGTCCAATATTATTATGTGTTGGTGATCCTATAGTAACAATATTATTTAATTTGTTTGATGAAATACTTGTACCAAATTCGTCAGTAGTGCTGTCAAGTTCAACAGGATTAATAACTTCGTTATGCAGTTTAAACATACTTTGATTTTGATAAACTTCCCATAAACTATTACCGTTGTTTTCTAACCATATGCGATCTCCTGGTGTATTATACAAATCAATTGCTGTACTATTTGCTATGTTAACATCTGCAAATTTGCGAGTTACAAGTTTAAGCACGGTTGTTGAGCTTAGTGTTGGAAATTGATCTTCTTCATTGATTGCTTGAGATGTTAGTAACCCAACTTCAGTTAATCCATCTTTAGCTAATACACTGTTTACTTTATAAAATCCTGTAACTATACTATCTGAACGTATACCAATTATATCATTAACACTTAGATTAACATACCCGTTAAAATAACAAGTAAATCCCTGTACAAAATTTCCCTGTTGATCTATACGTGATTCTTCAGGCAAGTTTAGTGCAAAACTATTAATTGTAAGTTCGTCTGCATGTATGATTCTATAAACATTCCAACTAGTTAATTCGTGTGTAACCCAGATAAACTCACCGGCTGAGATAGCATTAAGATTTAAATCAAGTATATTATCTTTAAAGGTAACAATAAATGAAACATCATTATCATTTACAAATCCTGAATATCTTGTAAAAAAATTATTATCAAATTTTTCAACAAATGGATTATTGTTATAACCATCAGGAGTAAGTTGTAATGAATTATTTGTTAATTCATATACTAAATCATTTCGAGATGTTGTATTGTCAGTTAATTCAAATATTTGAGGTTCTAATTTTATCTTTGATTCATCTAATTTAAATTCTAATTCTTCAATGTTATCAAACGATCCAAAATTTCCTACTCTTAATGCCCATTCTTCATAAAACTCTAAGCTATCTTTATCAGCAGTACTTAATTTATCAAACAATTTAGTTAACGAATTTTTAGTACCCTTTTCTTGTATAAATCCTTGATAAAATTTATACTCACTTGAGCTATCTGCGATAATATTTGATAGGTATTCTCTAGGCTGATATCCAATTAGATGCTGCGCCATTCTTTGTTGTTCAGAATCAAAATTGTCACTATCTAAATCATAAAATTCAGTAAACTGTAATGCTTTATAATCCCAATTAGGCAAAAGTTGTCGAGTTGGTTTTTGATCTAATAACGTCCAAAAAACTGGATTGAATTTTTCTGTACTTGAATGTGTAGTATTAGACGAATAATAATATTGTTTATACCGAACTACATCGCCAATTGTATAGTCACTCCACACTTGCCAATCAGAAATTTTTGGATCATCAAAAATAAATCCTGGTATATTATAACTTCCGTTCCAGTCAGCTGTTCGATGACCTACAAGTTTAATTCTATCCTGTCTATATCCAGTTGAAGTTTGATAGATAGTATCATTAAACACTGTAGAATTATCAATTAATACAATATGTTCTCTTTGTACCAACGGAAGATTTACAGAATATATTAGATGTTTATCATCTAACGGCTGAATACCAAACATATTTTTTTCGTCTCGATATACACTTATTGTATTGTTTGTTACTACAGTACCGTCATTTGACAATAGCACATAATCATTATTTTTTGAATCTTTTAAATTATCAACAACATGATATTTTCTTTCAAAAACAACTGCATTAGCAAAAGGACTTAAACTTAAAACTGTTCCGTTATCCCAATTTTGCTGTGTCCAAAACAAAAATTCTTTTATTAGTAAATTAACATCCTCAACTAGTTCAGTTTCATTATTGAAATAATCAAATATAAATCCTTGCTGTTGAAGATATTGTTCGTATCCAAGTAAAAAATCAACTAATTCTTGATCAGTTTCTATTAAATGTCCATAATTATAACGTGTTAATGTATCTTCAAAGTGTGTAGCAATTAAAGCCGTAGTTCCGCCTGCTAACGGTAATTTTGATAGTTTTGTAAATTTTTTATCATCAAATGTTTGAGTGCTTTCATGTGTAATAGTAGTTCTATAATATTCATCATTATACTGTACTACTATACCTGAAACATATTGAGATTCTTGACTCCACAAAATAAATTCTTCGCTAACTCCGCCTACTGTTAGTTGAATATCACCAACTTGTCGAATAGATTTGTAAATGTCAAAAAATGGAGTTGTCTTATTATATCCAGAAATTAAATATCCTTTATTTGATTTTTCAACAATAATTGCACTTATTGATACTAAGTCAATAACACTACTAGTATTGAAAAATATTTGATAGTTTTCATCTGGAACAAATACTGTATTTTTATTTAACGGGCTGCGACTGTCTAAAACTAATTTAAGTTTTGATTTATCAGCATACCCTCCGAGTTTTATTGAAAGTTGATTTGTTAATTTAGTTAATGTATCCTTATATAAGTTATATACATCTAAATTTTTTCCAATTAAAAATGCTGATATATAATTTATTAATCCTGAAGAATAATTTATTGTTTGTACATTATCAAATGTTGGAAATAACAACTCAGACAGCTCAATTTGTTTTTCAGTTGAACTATAAACCAAATTGTTAGATAAATCTCGGTTAACTCTACTTGTATCAAACCCTAATCCTAACACTTTAGCAGGCTGAGATAATACCCATGCTGTTAACAATGCAAAAGGATATTCTGAACTTCTACGCCAGGCTGTTTCAACTGGTGAATAGTCGCCAAACATCCAAGACTGGTTAGCTGTCGACACATTAAAATTTTGTGCTAATCCTGAATCATACGGACTTAATAAATTTCCACTTGAATCTACTGGAATATAATTTAATAAATCTAGACGTACATATTTTTTATTTTTGATAATTGCAACACCAGGTTGTCTAATTATACCTTGCGATAAATCTTGCCATAAAATTAAGTTATCCTTTGTATACGGAGCAACACCATAAACAGTATCCCACCAAGTTGGTTTAATGTAAAACCCTACCATTTCCCAGGGGTGAGAATGAGGACGATCAGTATCAAAATAATCTTTGTATATACTTCTCCAACTGCCGCTAAGGACTTCGTTGTTATATGATCCAAGATAGGAATAGTTATACGAAAATGAGTCAGTATCTAAAAAATCATTATTTTCACTATATGTTAAATTACCAACTGTTTCATTCCAGCTAACAAAATCACTAATTAATATTTTATTAATTTTTGTAGAGCTAAATCCACTACTACGAAATTTTCCTTTAATGAAATCATGAATATCCAGTTTGTTAACATCATATTTTGCCTTAATATTATTAAAAATCCTATATTCAATTTCTAAAATAATATCATCTCTGTAGTCATCAAATGCTTTTATTAAAGATCCATCGTGACCTTGAATTACCGATACCGGAGTATTAAAATTATAAGTTGTATCAATATATTTTATTGGCTGATACTTTGGATATAACCCTAATTTAGTAGGAGTAGGAGGCACAAACCACGAATCAGTTGAATCATATTCGTAAATATCAATTACATCATTAATTAATGGAGTTGTTAATAAATTTACAAATCCATCTTTAAACGTATAATCTTTATCATGCAAAAGTTGTTGATCGTTTTTATATACTAGTACAGACTTAGACGATAATGTGTCTAGTGTAAATGTTGATGATAATGAAAAATAAGAAACACTAGTTGATGTAATAGTATGTCTAGTTTTTATTTCATTTTCAAAACCAATCATATCCATAAATTTAAATGCGTTTGAAGATATAAAATCTTTAGATAAGTTTGAAAGTACTAAATCAGCATGTTCTTTGGCCGAACCATGAAATCCACTATTTTCTATTTCAAAAATTAATTTTCTTTTAAATTTAGCATACTCGGTTTTAGCATATCTTAAGGAATTAACAACATTACTATCGTCAGATGCTAGATGATATAATGCTAGATTTACAGGGCCGCTGTGCTTAACAAATCGTCTACCATATTTGGCTAAATTTCCTATATCTCTTAGATTATTACTACCCGGATGTACTCCATCAAAACTAGGATGAGCTTCGGCAATTGAATCTACATGATCCGAAACTTCACCTAATGTAAACGATGTAATATTTTCATTTAACGGGTTTTTTTCAAAATTAATAGGCATTTCATAAAATCCGTTGGTGTTTTTATCAGCCGAACTTAAACATTTAAACACTACCAAGTCTTCGGTTTTTAAATTCTTAATAAACACAATACGTCGGAAATTACTGGTATTATCAACTGTATAATCAACATTTTCAATTTTACGAATTCCATTTACTAAAACTTGAACAGTAAGGTCTGTTAGTTGAGAACTATTATCGTATACATCAATATCAAAATTATTTAAAATAGTTGATACTTGTAGGGTTTGTATAACATGCTGATAACTATTAACATTAGCTTTTTTCCATCCAGATGTATATTCAAAAGTAGTTCCATCAGTGTTATATTTTTTTAAGAACGCTTTATCAGTCTTATAAGTAACTTCAGTTAAACTTGCAGTTTGATATATTACCGATTGTGTAAGTAAATCAAAATTAAACGCAATGTCTCCAATATTATTAATACTATTATATGATAGAGGAAATCCTAATTCGGTGTCAGCAACACCAGTTCCAATTTTATAACTAAAAACTTTATTACCAGCAAAATTACTTGAATCGTATAAAATTTCATCATTTAGATTATTTTGTAATTTATCAAATAAATCAAAAAGTGGCTCTTGATTGATTGCAGTTTTTTCTTGTGCTAATTTCCAATTTTTACCATTATAAAAGAACATTTTTCCTTTATAAGAATTACCTAACTTAGATAAAACAACATCGTTATCCAAAGGAGATGCATCAGCTTCTTCTACTAAACCAATTTGTTTAACTGAGTTATGTGTATGTACTCTTACTTTATATATTCTTCCTGACACAAGTATATCTGTATCAGCAGTAAAAAGTACTCGCATTCCGTGAGCTAAATCAACACCATCGACATTGTATCCAATACTTCCTTCAATAGTACTAAACACATCTTTTGTATACGTATCGACTAGGTCAACTTGTGCCTTTGCTTTAGCACCATGATTAAACAATTTAAGACCCGACTCAAATTCAATAATAGGCCTAATTGCTCTTGTACTTTCATCTATATCAATTGGCAAATTATTTGCCAATAACGATGATTCAATTACTGATTTATGAAACCATCTATTATTTCGTGACCATGGATTACGATCAGGACTGTTCCGATTTATTAAAATGTAATCTCGTGTTATAGGCTGTGTTATAGCTACATCAAGAGGATCTTCATCAAACACAGAATTGTCAAAAGGTGATGATTTATCAGATGAAAATGCGTTCGAAGTTACTAATTCTGTTTCAGGTATTAATGATATACTATCTCCAACTCCTTCGACATACCATGAACCAGTTGAATATTTTGTTGGTATCACATTTCCTTCAAAATGTATCTTCATTCCGTTGCTTAATTTAGTACCTGTTCCTAGTGTATATGTACTTTTTCCAATTATTTCATTATCAATATCAATCTGAGAATTTTCTGAAATATTAAAAAAGTTAAGTATTCCACTAACATCACCATCTAATTCACTAATATAGAATAATGTATCAGGAATTGTATCACTAACTTTAAGTTCAATTATGCCATTTTCAATATAATTCTGAGTAGTTAATTCTAAACTGCCATCATCTTTATAAATGTATTTTTTTATACCAGTAGTATAAAGATTACTAGTATTTTGAGTATTAATTTCTGCTGAATACTCTTGATCTATATAGCTTCTATTTGTAGCTATTGCAACTGGATATCCAGGACTATTAATATCAAATTTATATGTTTGTCCTTTATATAGTTTTATTGTAGGATTATATTTTATTCCATCAGGAGTTACTACAAATACTGTTGAATTACTATCTAACTTATTTGTTATTTTGTAGGTACTAACTGTTTCTCGTTGCTGACCACTAATTGCAACCGATCTTGGACCATTTGATAACCAATAGTATTCTCTAAAATTTACAAACTTATCTAAATCAATATGAGGATTCCATGCATAAAATTCTGATGCATTTAATTTGCTATGATTACTAACATCGCCGCCAAACTTTTTTATAACACCTAAATAATCATTATAATCTTTATAAAAATTAACATTTTCATATTCGTCTTTTTGGACTAACGCTGGCTCAAATTGATAATCTTCTCTATTTGAAGTAACGTCTTTTAAATATAAATCTGTTTTTTCTCTCGATAACGAATGTCGTCTTCCAGCATAAGAATTAATTTTTTCAAGTTTACCAGGAGTAATAAACTGATCAACTGTACTTGACAAAAACTTTTTATTAGCGTCTGACCTAAAATATTTAGGTAAAAAATTATGAGATTTTTCAGTATTATTATTGTCAACTGGTAAGGACATTTCATCTTTATTAGCCATTAGTAACTATATCCTCCACTACTCGAACTACTACTTGAACTACTACTTGAACTACTACTTGAACTACTACTTGAACTACTTGAACCACTCTGTATTGAATACGTCGAAGCTGCTATACTAGTTGTTCCGCTTTGTATTGCTAAATTTGGTTGGCTAGTTGCAATTGTAATTGCACCCTCGGCTTTTAGCCTATCAGCAGTTATTGAAGTAATTATTTCAACATCGTCGACTGTTGCTGCACTAATAAATATTTCATCAGCATTTGCTTTTATTTCTTGAAGACTTCCAAAATAACTACTAGGGTCTCTTGGCACTATTACAATGTTGCTTATATTTGTAGCCAATTGTTGCATTATGTAAGCACTTAGTTCGCCCCAGTAAAATGTTTCGCCAAAGTCCCAATTTGTTAAGGAAAAATATTGATCAATAGCTGCAATGATTTGAGATTTTAAATCATTATTATTTGTAACTTTTTCATTATTTTTTACCACTTTAAAAACTGCTTGCATTTTTGACTCACTTATTTTTCCAAATAAAGGTTTAAAAACTACTGGATGATAAATTAATTCATCACTAATAGATTTAATTTTGTTTATATCAGTACTGTATGTTCTATACAATAAATCACTACTCGGCGGAAGCGGTGCAGTTGTTAATACTCCTGAAAGATATAACCTATAATTAGTATTATACTGCTTGGTTAATAGATACATATCTATTATATTAGTTGAACTAGGATCAATTCTTGTATTTTCATCAGTGGCATGTACGTATTGAAATTTAAGGTTATTTCTTCCAGTATATGCGTTATAATTATAGTTATCGGTAAGTGTTTTAGTTGTACTATTCAAATTGTAAAATAATCCTAGTGTCGTTGTATAAAATACAGGATTGTTTTCTGTTAGTGTATTAATACTTTCATAATCAGTAACTATTATAATATTTTCGATTTGTTGATCAACATAATCATAACTTTCACTATTATTCTTTGTTATTTTTTTAGTAAACACATACTCAGTTGATTTAACTATTTTTTCAAATAATTCAATATCGTCAACTACTCCATCATCGTCGGAATCAGAAAAAGTAATTTCTAATTTTTTATTATTAATATAACCATCGTCATTATAAAATGATTTTGAAACTTCCCAATTAAAATCAGTTGTATAAGCTAACGTATTAGTCGAGGCATTAACATCATTATTAATACTTAATACGCTAATAGTATCTTTAATAAGTTTTCCTGTTTTTGAATCGTATATTTTTTTATTTTGGTCAAAGAAAAATTTAACTTCATTATAACTTTCAAAAATATAGCGAAGAGATCGGTAACTTACATCATAAGTAGTTCCGTTTGTTTCAAAAAGTAATATCCAGCTTGAGTCTAATGACTTACTAGTTGTATCGCCTGCTGCCGATGTACTAAAATTATTAACAAGATTTAAATCATCTTGTAGAATAATTTTCCATTGCTTGGTGTTTCTGTCATATCTTAAACCAAAAGTTTTATATGAAAATATTTGGTTTATCATTTCTACTTTAGTTAATGCTGTTAATGTCCTTACAAATTTTGGTTTAATTTCTGATAATATTGCTCCATTTGGAATTTTATCATTTAATGTAATTGGTCCAAGACCTGTGGTTGTATTAGTTTTTCCATCAGTGTAAATACTTACTACCTTTGTCCATTTATAAGTAGAAGATCCTGCGTGACTTGCAGGGCCGGCCATCAATGTTCCATCTGGCATAAAATGGTATCCTTCTGGTGGAGTAAATTTAACCATAGCACCTGACTCAAAAAATCTTAAAGTACTTTCAGTATATGAACCTACAACTACAGCTATATCAGTAGAATCAACAATTTTACCTGTAGACCGATTAGTTTCTGTAGTAACTGATGACCATGTTAACCCTATTAATTGATAGGACTGATTTTGAAAATTATCTAGATAAAAATTTCTTACATTTTTATCTTTTAAAATAGATGATATTCTATTTTCAATTACACCTTCGATATCTGTACGAGTAACAAAACTAAACATTTCTTTTTTTGTTATGTTTTCCTTGTATAAAACGCCATCTGAACCAAAAATTCTTGTATTACTATATTTTCCAGTTGCATCAACTAGATCATAATTACGATTTATTCCGCTAGCGGTTCTATTAACTGCTTTAGATTTTATAATATCTTGACTTATACCCAAAGGACCAATATTATAATCTTCACCAGTAATTAACCTATTTTGTGTATAATAAGTACTTGGAGCATTATCACGAATACTATCTGAAGTTTCTGAACTAGATGCATTACTTACTGTACTTTTTAAGTCTAAATTTATTGTTAAAGTTTCTGACCTGCCAATACTACTAATATATGGCAACGAGACCGAAACATTACTAATATTTGCTGGTAATATTGTAAAATCTCTGTTTACACTAGTTCTGTAATATATTCTAAAAGTACCTTTTGGTAAATCACCAAAAACACCATCAGAAAAACGCAAGCTTATTCTATCGTTAATTCGAGTAACAACAGAATAAAAAGACTTTATTCCTTTGTTTAAACTATTATAAACAACATTATTTCCTTCAACAGCTTCAACTTGTGTCCATAATTCTTGTTCATTACCATTGGAATCTAGCTTGTATAGCCATATATCTGATTGATTTATATTTTCAGCATCAATATCAACTCTTTGGTTTGGCACTGGATTATCAATTACAAATTCTCCTCTTTGTAATTGTCCTTGTACAAAATTAAGAAAGAATCCTGTATTAGAACTAGCAGCACCTTGGCCATTATCTCTATACAAAAAATTCATACTGCTAGATAATGTAGGTGCTGACTCGATAATTTCTGAGTCTTTGATTCCGGTACTTACTACTTCAAAATCTAACGACTGACTGCTTACTGCTTTGCTAAATGCATAAACTGGAATTCCAACCTGTGCTAGATTAAATGCATATTTCTCTGTAGGAATATTAGCTACATTAGCAAATTCCATCGGCTGTCCAAATTTATTTTGTGTCATCATTGCTGCATTTAATACACGAACAAATTGTTCAAACCAGTCTCGATTTGTTGGATCGTTCCATGCAATTGATCTGCCACTTAAATTATTAGAATTTGAATCAACTACATTTTCTGTAGTAGATATACTTGTAAATTTTAATAATCCTTTAGCTGCTTGATTTCTTTTTGGACTATAAGATAACAGTCTGGCTAAGCGTAGTACACTTTCTCTACGTTCGGCTAATTCAATAAAGTTTTCTCTGGCATTAAGATCAACACGGAAACTAATATTTTGTCCAAGAAAAGCCACCATATCAATTAGTGCTAGATATTCTGAACTTTCAATATAATCATTAAAATCTTCAGGATAGTTAGTACGAAGATAATCAATCATAGTTCTTCTTAGATTATCAAAATCATAGCTTTTAAAATCAGCAAATTTAAAACTTTGATAGACTCGTTTCCAGTCTTCGGCTGCTAATAGTCTAGTTTGTCTGTCAGTTGAGGACATGTGCGCTTTCCTTAATTATACAGTATTTATGTGTATTAGAAAAGTGCGTGTTTAAATTAACCCATTGTCTCTATCAAATTCTAACTGTAAAAATTCACTAATATTATATTCTAAATATGTTACTTCAAACTCAACTTGTATTCCTGACTCGTATGAATCAACATTAATAGCATCAACAGTTACTCGGGGATCTGATCCTACAATTTCTGTTAGATTTTGTATAATAGACTGCTTTAGTGTATCAGTAAATGGCTCATATAATACATCCCATATTATGTTTCCAAATTCTGGATTTTCTAACTTTTCACCTATTCGAATATATAAGTGGTTTAGTATGTCTTGTTTTATTATTGCAACATCAAATTTTTTAAATTCTTTATTTTCATCAACAGTACTTAGACCTCGATATGACCTATTAGCAATAGGTTTGTTAATCGGTGAAACTGGTTCAACTTGAACCAATTTATATAAGTTTTTTTCTAATGTACTCATTCTATATTTACCTTATATTTTTAGACTTTTTATAGTTTTTTCTAACTCTTCAGCTGTTGCAATTAGTCCTTTTGTTTCTACTTTTGCTAAACTTACAAATTTTTCAATCTTATCTTTATTATTATCAAGTATGTCTTGTGCAGAACTAGCCAGTTGTTTTAGATCTTTATCTTCTAAATTAATTACATTAAATGGTGCTAGTTTAGCTAATTCACTAGCAGCTTGAGTAACTGCTATTCCTCCGGATAATTTATTTGAAAGCAACGAAGTAGGGTCCGATAGTGATTTTATTTTTGAAGTAACTGACGAGGCAGCATTAGATATGTTTGAAGATACAGCAGAACTTGTACTTGATGAAACAATCGACGACACTGAGGACGCAGCACCTGAAATTGAATCAGGTACCCTTGAAGATATAGCCGAAGCAGCACCTGAAATTGCTTTAGACATGTTGCTAAATGATTGTGTTATAAGTTCATCTGGTATTTGCGCCGAACTATATGCTACTGTTTCATTTTGTGATGAAAATCTTCCAGCTGCTGCATCTATTGCATCAGTTCCTGACAGTCCTCCGGTAACTTCTAATTTTTTAACTAAATCAGCTGCTTGAGTTTCTGTTAGATTGGATACACCAGGATCATCAGTTGCTACTGTGCCTGCTTGCAACGACTGTGGTCCGGTACCATTAATTAAGATATCTTTTATTTTTTCACCTACACGAAAATCATATCTATCATCAAGTGGACTGATTACATTATAACCATATGGATTTCCTGGTGAAGGTAATGATCCTTTAGGTCCTGGCATATTTTGATGTTTTTGTCCTCTGCGGCGTACACCTCCCATTGCTTGAATTTCGGCTTGTGTTAATGGTGAGAAACCTTCAGGCAAATATGATGCTGCATTAGCAATATCAACTTTGGTAACTTCTCCAGTTCCGCCGTTTTTAATATCAATTAATCCAGCTAAAAATGCATCTGCTTTTCCGTGTGCTGCATTAAGGCCATCGCCTGCATAATAACTTTGTCCTTTATTTACTATACGACGGTGACCTTGAGCTCTAAATGGCATCGGAACACTTGCAAATTCTTTTGCAAGATGTACTTGAAAATTAGCAGAATTTTCTTGAGATGAATAAGAATTTCCTTCGTGTATCAAAGATCCAGCTTTCCATTTATCCAATCGACGTATTGACTTCAATCTTAATAAAATTAAATAATCTTGTATATCAGGAGTAAAAATTGTTCTTTCAGGATCAAGCTTTGAAATCTTAACTACATCTAGTAGTGTATTTTTTATAAATTGATAACGACCACATGCTGTAGATTTAAAACCTGATCTAATTCTTGAAATTTGAAAATCTTTAACCTGTTTGAGAGACATACGAATTAAATTAGGCTCTGTTGTACTTGGCCAAAGTGCTGTATAAGGGTCTCCGCGAACACCAGTTGATTCTCCTTTTGCAATTAATGATAATAAGGCTTTATCCTGTTGTGTTATTTCAATAGTAGTGCTCATATTTTTTCCTTATTTTATATATTTTTTTAATAACAAGTAAATTGTGTAACAAACAAACAAGTACGCTGTTGCTACACCTACGTCTATTAAATGTTCTCGCATATGATATATAAATTCTATACCTGCTTGTACATCGCCCATATTGTCTGTGCTTTCGTTAATAGTTACGTTTTTTGTCCCTATGTTACCATTGACTGTTTGCATCATCATTGACTCTAAATTTTGTTCTACTGGGCCGTCTAGCGGCACTGTGTGACTACTCATTATTACTCCTTTACTATTGTGGGCCGGGTGTGAATGTTCCATCTTGATTATTTTCATTGTGCTGTACATCACTAGCAACATAATCATCTGATGTATCTCCGTATGCTGCTTCGTTGTACTCGTCAGGAATAAAATCAGGTGTGTTACTTTTAGTTGGAGGAAGAGAAGGTATTTCGTTATTTGCTAATTGTTCTTTTAAATCATAAGATCCGCCTTCGGCTTTAGCAGCACTAAAATGCATCGCATTGTTATACTCAGTTGCATCGCCTCCCCATCCAAGCCCATGTTTTTTAGCAAGTTCGCTAACGTTTTTAGGCATGTCAGTTGGCAGTTTTGTTCTTTTTGGTGAATAATAACCATTTGTTTCAGGATTGATATCAATAGCAGCACCAATAGAATGATAATTGTTAATAGGATGGCTCAATGCATTTTTAGTAAAAATTCCGTGTATTTCTTTTATTAGATAGCCAGTAGCTTCAAGATCATTAATAAATCCCTGGAATGCTGGAACAAGTACTTTAGCAACCAATGCAGACGGTCCTGATTTAGTGTCTACGGCACCGACTCTATCTCCCTGCTCTTCTGGTATCTTAACTGTTCCTTGGGTAGTTCCTTTGGCTGTTGAAGTTGCACCATCTTGTCCTGTTCCTGGTGCTGGATCGTATACGTACCCCGAAGTTGAACGACCTATTGTATTTCTTAAAAATGTATCAGGAGTGAGAACTCTATCATTTGACGGTAATTCGCCAGGTGATTCTCTGTCGGTTTTGGCTTTTTTAAACGCCTGTGGATTCATGTTTTCATGATGTGTCCACGGTTCGTGTTGCGGTGCTCTTGTGAGTATTGACTGATATGGTACAGCCTTTGATGCTCCTGGTAACATATAAGGCAAAGTTACAGTTGTTAATTTACTAATGGGCTGGGCATCTGTTGGCTCTGTTGCATCGATTGCTGGACTAGCTGTTGTTCCAGCAGTCCCGTCGGCGCCAGCAGTAGCTTGGCCTGCACTATTTAAATGTACGTTTGTTCCAGCTAATGCAATATTTCCACTTGACATTAAACTAAGTTTGCCGCTGCTATCAAAATGCGAAGTACTGCCTGATTTTAAATTAAATGTTCCAGTTGATTTAAGATGTAACGAACTACTAGAATCTACATTAAATGTTCCAGTTGATTTAAGATGTGTACTGGTTCCTGAATCGGCACAAAATGTTCTTGCTGCACTATTAATAATTGACATTCCTGATTTTTGATATATTGATCCAGCTGCATCATTGTACATAAATGCTCCAGATTTATTATATGTACTATTTCCGCTTGTATGATATAAGCTTTGTCCAGCAGTTTGATGAAAGGCACTGTCAGCTTTTTGAAATATGTTTGTCGATGAATGCAGATTATAATTATCACTAACAGTAGTTTTCATTTCCTGTTTAACATTAATATCATATGTTCCTAATATAGTATGTTTTGAGTCTGCACCAGTGTGTATTTCAGTATCGTGTGTGCTTTCTAAACGGATCCTACCACTTGGTGCTCCATTTTCAATAGCATTTCCATCACTCGACCTAGCAGATGCTTTGATGTTAACATTACGACCAGCTTCAACATTAAAATCTCTTTCAGCTGTAAAATTAATATCATTATCACTCATTACGGAAATACTATCTTGTGCATGTATATCAATTTTACCATCTGATGATAATTCAATCCAAGCTGTTCCTCGAGAATTAGCAATGTAAATTAAATCTTCAGAATTATGTAATAATATTTGATGTCCTGTTCTAGTTCTTAAACGAATTAGTTCGTTTTGAGGAATAGTATCGTCGCCATCAGTTTCGTCATTTTCTCTACTTAGATATTCAGGTGCATGATCTGATGCATGAAAGCGTCTAACAAACTTATCATCGCCGTCGTCCATTACAAACGAACTTCCGCCTAGTCTACTTCTAAATACATCTGCAGCCTGATCTTTAGTTCCCCGTTTTCCTGTTGGCGAGTCTATTCTTTTATCTAACGGACCGGGTGTATTAATACCAAACACTGCACTTGGTACTTCGCGCCTTGCACTTGATGTAGTAGTTCCTCTTGATTCGTCATCTAACAGTCCTTGAATTTCTAATATTTGTGTAAAATCATAGTTATACGGTTTAGGGTATAATGTTGGGTCATATTTATCAGGTGTTACTGTATGCTTATTGTATTCTCCAACTGGTAATTTTTTTCCAATTAGTTCAGGCGGAGTTCCAGGTGTAGTAAGTTCAGTGGCTGCATATCCTCCCGGAACCATAAAATTCATATAATCGTCTGGTATACAGGCAATCCAATATCCATAATCGGCATGTCCTTCTGCAAAAATTACCAGCACTAACGTACCAATGTCAGGCGGGACCATCCACATACCATAACTTTGTTGTGTACTTCTATAATTATCGTCTCCAGATGAACTTTCTAACGGTGTAACACCATAAAAAGGAGATGCATATTTTACAATACGTGTTTCAGATTCTTGCGAATCTCTATTTCCTGAGTTACCACTGTAGAGTAACTGAACTTTTAAAGATCCCATAAAGGTTTGATCAAGGTGACCTATAACTTTAGCAACAAAAGGTCCGCTGCCAATGCTGCTTGGTATTTTATGAGAGGTACGTTTAACTTGGTTTGACATATTAATTAAATACCTTTATTACATTATTTTTAAGTTGATTAAGTTCTCCAGAAAGATTTTTAGTAGCAAAGTCTTCTGCAGTTGCTTTTCCAAGGTTTATTAATTCTTCAATTGGCTGAGATTCTAATAATTTTGGCGCTAATGATATATCATCAAATATTTGACTATGTTTTTTTAATAAATCTCTTTGTAAATCACCATATGTTTGTGACAGACCTTCAAGTGCCTGAGGTATTTCACTTAATCCTCCAATTACAGCACCATCAATTGATAATTTTGCTTTCTCTAATGCTGAGCCAATTCCTTGTGGAAATTGACTTTGTAAATCAGTTGTTGCCTGCTGTAATGCAGAGTTTATTCCCTTAGGAAATTGACTTTGTAAGGCAGAAGTTGCTTCTTTAAGTTGCTGTACTCCTAAATCAGGATTAACCCAAGGCTTTGCTAAATCAGGATTAACCCAAGGCTTTGCATTTTTTATTAAATCGCTAGCGTTAGTAGCAGATACTGCGCCTGCTAAATCTGACGATACTTGTTTAAGTGCCCGACTTGCATCAGGAATATTTTGTACCATTGTGCCAAGGTTAGGTATATCAATTCCTAACTTTCCTGAAAGTCCCTCAATTGAAGACAGAGAATTTCTTAGATTATTTTGAATTTGTAAACCAACATCAATTAATTCTTGTGATTTGTTTAGTATTTCAATAACCGGAGCTGCTGAAATTTTTTCTAACTCTTGAACATTAATTTTTCCTAGGCCAAGATCAGCAAATAAGTTAGATGCTGCATTACCAAAAAACGACGTTGAAATTGGATTATTAAACACCCTTCTGTTTTCAAGCATGGTTGGAATAAATTTAGGATCAAGACTTGAAGTAAAATTTTCAATTATTGAATTTGAAAATTCAACACTACTATCACTTTGTCCTGGGCGCCTTAACAACTTTAATGTTTGTACAAACTGTCCTTTTGAAAGAGCTGTACTAATGGTTATAACCTTGTACACACCATTAAACGCATTATTTGGATCTATTTGTAGTGTATTTCTTAAATTATAATCGATAGCACTGTTAAAACGTACAAGAACATCAACTTCGGTTGATTTTGTGTTTATAGTTCCATTAGCAGTTGTAAATTTATTTGAAGCAAATCTTTGATTTCCTGCATCATTATCTAACAAATAATACGGATCTCCCCAAATTGTTAAATCTAAAACAATATTTTCAATATCACTGTTCATAACCAACGATTGAAATTGTTCAGCTACAATCTTCTTATCAGTTTTTTTTGACGAGCCACCTTTTATTTTTGCTCCAGTTTCTAATACTGGTTCACTTCTTGGTAAAATTCTCCCGGCAGCTTCTTCATACCCGTCAGTTACTTGTAATACATCATTTTGACTAATTGCTGTTTGTTCTTCTGAAGCAACACCAGCTTTGTGTTTGTCTTCAGTTGCTTGAGTATCAATCATTGGTCTAAAAAAACTATTGTCAATTTTAAATTCAAAATCTAATACATCAATATTTTTACCTGTGTATGTATAACTATAAGATTTGACACAATTTTGTATTAATTCATCATAATTTTGTTCATTATTACTATCAAAAATTCCATAATCCATCTGATAAGGAATTACAGCAAATATAAATTGATATGCCGGACGTCCAGCACCATTGTCGTCACTGATAATTTTTAAATGGCCGTCAATTTTAAACCATTCAATTTTTTTATCAGGACCGGGCTTTATGTCAATTAATCCTTCGCCCCATTCGCTGCTAAGTATTACTTCTTCAATCATTTTTTCTATTTTAGTACCTGGAGCAAAAGTAAATTCTCTATTAAGGGGATCAATTGACATGCTTCCTCTTTTGTAAACATTATTTTCCCAAACAAGATTATCAACTCCAAAAGGACTAGTGCCTTTTGTTTGAAAATTGTCAGTTATTAGACTACTTCCAAACTGATTAGAATTTGGATTTATTATTGTGGGCCGAGTAATGGGCCCAGATTGAACTGGAACACTTTTAGCTGGTGTTATACTGCTAGGAACTTCGTCGTAGGTGCTACCTGGCTGGCCTAGGGGTATAACTTGATCTTCAGGAGATAATGCACCAAAATTAGATGATTTATCTTTATTGTTAGTATTTTCAATTACTCGTCCCGAGCCGCCAAATGCATCTAAATTATTGTCTGTAGGATCTATTCTTTTACCATCTAGTAAATACGATCCGCCGCCTGTTAATTTGTTAAATTCGTCAACTTCTTTATTTGAAGATTGATTTAATTTAGTTTTATTAACTGTAACTTTGTTTTTATTAAAAGGTACAATATCTTCAGGAGATAATGCACCAAAATTACTAGGATTTGTACTTGCTCCTTGTATTACAGCACTTTGTCCGTCAATACTTGATTGTACTTGAGTAGGATCTTTTGGAAATATAATGTAATATTTGTCTGCAACTGTTTTTTCATTTTTTGAAACTCTGTTTAGTTCTTGACTATTTAATAGTGCTTGTAAACTATTTTCGTTTAAAGATAAAACTTCATCAACTGACTGACCTTTAATTTTTACATCTGTCTTAACTTCTTGAAATGTATCTGTAAACACCTGATGATTTGCAGGTATTGCTTGAACTTGATAATTTGAGCCCGAAGCAGTAGCGTTAAATTTAAGATCAACAATTTTAATAGCAAAACTGTGTTTAGGCAAAGTTTTAGTAGTATCAGTATCAGTGTGTCCGATAAAATCAACTGTTAGTAAAAAAGGCGATTCCATTGCACCTCCTCTAAACCCAGCCTCAAGTGCTGCAACATTTAGTGTTTGAAAAAACAACCCAATGCTATACGGTTCGCTAATAGTAAATGACATTTGAGTGGCTTCTGAAGTGCCTGTGCCGCCGTTCGGAATTACTAATCCTTCTATATTTAAATCATCAATAAAGTATTCTACGTTTATTCCTAACTGTTCTTCGGTATATGTTTGTATATTTCCACTACCCGCAGGTGTTCCGCCTGATCTTGCAATAACCAATCTTTCAGAATCTAGATAATTGCCCGAATTATATTCTTCTTTTGTAACTGCCGATAAAGACAATCTATAATTGTACAATCTAAACTGATTTAATGGATTAGGTTGTAAACTCATTTTATGTTCCTATTACAGCTGATAATAAGCTTTTTTGAGGCAAGTATATACTAGTTCCTGCTTTAAAATCAAAAATTGGATCTTTTAATACGTCCATATTCCTTACAGAAAATACCCACCATAATTTAGGAGTTCCATATAAATCAAATGCTAATAAATCAGGACGATATGTGTATTGCGGTTTTATTTCGTATATTATATCGGTATCTTGTGCTGGAATACTTCTCTTTTGATACAATCCTAAATGATTTGCTTGTTCAAAAGGCGTAACTTTCCAAGGACTGGTGTTAGAGTACATTATATTATTCCTTTATTTGTTCCAATATAGTGTCCTTTAGTAAATTCATCTAAACTAAAGTTTGAAACTTCGTTCCGACTGTATGTCGGAGATACTAATATATTAAATCTTCCTAAAGTTGGCACATATGAATACGTTGCAGAGTCGTTATTAGTAAATTTTCCAGTTCTAGCTGAAAATGTAACCGAGCCTGGTGCAACAGGAACTTTAATGTAATCAACATTAGCAGGAAAATCAACAGATACTTGTTTTACAACTACTGGAACTTTGTTATATATAACATCTCCGTATCCACTTAGATATACCAAAGGCGGAGGTGCACCTGAATTTGACGACTTACCATAAAACATTTTAGTTACTGCACGTAAAAACATAGTCGAGGCTATCCAATATTTTCCGTCAGCTTCATTTTCAACTGGCCATTCAGCACTAATTGATATATCATCAACTGAACTATTTTCGTAGGTATTAAAAGCATAATTACTATGAGTAGGATGTACTGTATTATAATTTGCACTATGAGCAGCAACAACTTGCGGAGTTGCTGGAAATACCATTGAATTACCAGATGTTCGTAACGGTGCTAATACTGAATTATTAGCTTGGAAGAATTCAATACCTGTTGGTAGATGTAATCTTACTCTCCAATCATTACTCGATGTTTGACTAGTTGGAGTAATTGGAGAATATGTAGCTGTATACTGAGCGCCTGAAGGTAATCCTATCATTCTGCCATGACTAACAAACGACTTACCATCTGCAATATTTTCAAATGTATTTTTTATTGTATTTGCAGTATTTGCTACATTTTTAACGTCTCTGACCACAGACCTAACTGTTCTTAAACCTTTAACTATTTTAGATAAACTCATTTTATACCTACTCTCCAGTGTATTTAGTTGACAAAATTAAGTACATATATTATAATAAATATAGTAGGAGATATAATGAAAAAAGTTAATTATTTAAACAACAAGGATATCCTGTTAGAGATACATAAATCAAAAAGTTCATTTTGTAGTTACATAGACGAGTCATATGCAAACTTTGATATTATTTTGCCAGCAACAGACAACATTAATATACGAACTATTGCAGAAGCTAAACGAAACAAAGCAAAAAAACTTACACAAAAAATATTCGAAGGGCATAAAGCCCAAGGAAAGAAAGTAAAACTAGCTGAATGCGAAGTTGACTATAGAAAAATTACAAAAGAAGAACTAATCTTTCGAATTATGACATATGATCATATTCCAGACGAGTTTGGACGAAAGAAAACTCCTAAAACAATTGCAGATACTAAAGTTAAATTAAATTTTCCACCTTTTCAGCATTATAAGTTTGACGAAAATAATGAACTGCAATGTGTTGGTAAAAGTCACTGGATTGAAGGGATGGAAAATGGATACTTTTCAAAAGATCACGGAAGAGCAACAAATAAACTAGCAATGATGTGGATCAAACTATGTGAAAGATATGCTACTAGAGGCAATGTTCGAGGTTATACATACAATGACGAAATGAAGGGGCAGGCTATATTACAATTATCACAAATTGGTCTTCAGTTTGATGAATCGAAGTCACAAAATCCATTTGCTTATTATACTGCGGCTGTTACAAACTCATTTGTAAGAGTTATAAACATCGAAAAGCGTAATCAAAATATTCGAGATGATATTTTAGAAATAAACAATTTAAATCCAAGCTTTACACGCCAAGGTGTTGGTGAATTTGAAGCATCTGAAAAAAGGTATAACAATCGATAGTATCTTCTTGACAATTAACAACTTTTATTGTATTATAAAGAAGAATATAAGCGAGGTTTAATTTGTTTAAGAAAGCAGCAGTATTTACTGACTTACATCTTGGATTAAAAGGTAATTCAAGAATACACAATCAAGATTGCGAAGACTATGTTGATTGGTACATTGATCAAGCTAAAATACATGGTTGTGAGACTGGAATCTTTACTGGAGACTGGAATCACAATCGTAATAGTTTAAATCTTACAACTATGAGCACTGGAATTAGGTGCTTAGAAAAGTTAGGCGCAGCATTTAAAAACTTTTATATGTTTGCCGGCAATCATGACCTATATTATAAAGATAGACGTGATATTAAATCAACTGAATTTGCTAGACATATTCCTGGCGTAACTGTAATAGACAAAATTTACGAAGATAGTGATGTAGCATTTGTTCCATGGCTAGTTGGCGATGAATGGACACAAATTTCAAAAATTACTAGCAAATATCTGTTTGGACACTTTGAATTACCATCATTTTACATGAATGCAATGGTACAGATGCCCGATCATGGTGAATTAAAGTCTTCGCATTTTGTAAATCAAGAATATGTGTTTAGCGGACACTTTCATAAGCGTCAACGGCAAGGAAAAATACATTATATCGGTAATGCATTTCCACATAATTATGCAGATACATGGGATGACGATAGAGGAATGATGATTCTCGATAAAGAAAACAGTTGTGAGCCATTATACATTAACTGGAACGAATGTCCAAAATACCGAACCATTAAACTAAGTGAATTAATTGATCAAAAAGATACTGTTATTAAAAACAAAATGTATCTTCGTGTGACGCTCGATTTGCCAATTAGTTTTGAAGAAGCTAGCTTTATTAAAGAAACTTTTATAAATGAATATAAATGTAGAGAAATTACACTAGTTCCTCAAAAAAATATTGACGAAATTAATACAGATGTTGATATTGAGAAGTTTGAAAGCGTTGATGAGATAGTAAGTAATGAAATACTTGCTATTGATAGCGAAAGTTATAATAAAAACACATTATTAGAAATATATAGAGACCTGTAATGATAAAATTTAAGAATTTAACTATTAAAAACTTTATGAGTGTGGGTAATGTTACACAAGCAGTTGATTTTGACAAGGCAATGTTAACATTAGTGTTAGGCGAGAACCTTGATCAAGGCGGTGACGATACTGGAAGCCGTAATGGAACTGGAAAAACTACTATCATAAACGGATTATCATATGCATTATACGGGCAGGCATTAACAAATATCAAACGCAACAACTTAATCAACAAAACTAACAACAAAGGCATGATTGTTACATTAACATTTGAGAAAAGTAATAATAAATATCGAATTGAACGTGGACGATCGCCTAACATATTAAAATTTTATATCAATGATACTGAACAACTTGATAATCTCGAAGATCAAAGTCAAGGCGATAGTAGAGAAACACAAAAAAATATTGATTCGTTACTTGGCATGAGTCATAACATGTTTAAACACATTGTTGCACTAAACACATACACTGAGCCATTTCTTAGTATGCGAACTAACGATCAAAGAGAAATTATTGAACAATTACTTGGTATTACTTTACTTTCTGAAAAGGCTAGCGTATTAAAAGATAAAATTAAAGAAACTAAAGATACAATACAGTCTGAAACACTAAAAATAAACGCTATACAGTCAAGTAATGAAAAGATTAGGAAAAGTATCGACGCTCTTATTAGCAGACAGTCGGCATGGAACAGTAAAAATCGACAAGATTGCAAAAAACTCACAAACGGCATAATTGATCTTGAAAAAGTTGATATTGATGCAGAATTAGAAGCACACGAAAAGTTAGTTGCATGGAATG